ACGCTTGCAGCAAGCACGACGTGGGAACTTCATGGGATGCTGTTCTTCTCGGGCGACACTACTGGAGACCTGAAGATAGGATTCACCGCTCCGGCTAATGCTCAGATGAGATGGGCTGGCACCGGCCAGCCCACCACCGCTACCGGCACGACGGGTTCGGTTATCACCGATGGCCAGGATCTTTCTAACCTGAACTTTGGGTTGGGTAACGTCAGCGGATCCATCATGACGGTCAAGCTCGACGGCCTAATCGCAGTTGGGCTCACCGGCGGCACGTTCGGTCTCATGTGGGCTCAGACCTCTTCTAGCTCCACGGCTACTGTGCTATATGACAAGTCCTACCTCAAGCTCACCAGAGTGCAGTAAGGGGGTCAGTCATGACAGATCCGTCTCCGGATATCGTCAAGCAGATACCGTGGCAGCTCTCTAACTTCCTGCCTGGCATCCCAAATTCTGGTGGCTACAGCCTACAGGATTACCAGTTCGACTATGCCCTCGGTGGAATCCCGTTCCTCTCTGCGACGAGGGATCAGTGGCCTTACACTGAAGGCATGGCGGAGATTCGCAAGCAACAGTTTGATAGCTCGGCAGAGCCGGGCGAACAGTCCATCTACGGCTGGTGGCTGAGATCACAGAACAGCTGGACCTCTGGTGCTGGGATTCTCTACCAGGACCCCAACGTGGTAAACCCGTACATCAGGTCGTTTGACCTGCGATACGATGACTCGCTTGGCGTGGATGTCTGGACCTCAGGTCAGGCGACGCTGCTGCGTCAGCCTGATAAGAAGTTCGCCGTGTCATCCGTTAGTACGCACGTTCGTGGATACGTCGACCCTTCAGGGGTCGACGCCGCCTTCTACCTTGATGGCAACAGTCTGTATAAGTTGACCGACGGTGGCCGCACCGCCATTACCACCAGCTCGGCGGGAGCGGCGTTGGCGCTGGCCAACTCTGGCATACAGTGGTTTGTGCTGGCCACTGACGGCATATGGTCCGGAGCGGATACGTCGCCTGGCGTTAAGATCTGGAACGCGCCTGCCGGTACGCTTACGTCTGGCGCTATCCAGATCGTGAAGAACCGCATCTGTGCGGCTTGGAACAACAGCCTGTACATGCTGACCTTTGACGGTACCGGTGGTCCGACGCTGCCCACCACCCCGCCGGGGTTTGTTATGGCACACCCAGACACCAATTGGGTGTGGACCTCCGCAACCGAGGGTCCTGGCGGCATCTACGTGGCGGGAAAGAATAGTACGCAGTCGGCCATCTATATGCTGACGCCCAGTATCGACGCCACTAACGGCACTACGGAAGTGTTCATAGCCAGCGTCAACGCCTCACTCCCCAGGGGTGAGTGGGCAAACTCGATCCTGTGTTATGTTGGATCGTTCATTGGCATCGCCACCAACAAGGGCTTCCGCGTCGGCGACCTTGACAGCTCGGGCAACATCAGCTACGGGCCACTCCTGTTCAAGGGGGCGTGCCAGAGCGTAACCGGCTACGACAGGTTCATGTTCACTGGCACCGCCCTTCAGCATGACGGCTCGTCTGGGGTGTTTCGAGTAGACCTGGGCACCGCCTACCAGGAGCAGTCAACTAACGCCATCCGGTATGCGTACTCCAGGGATATGTATGCGCCCGGCGTCACGGCAGGGGTGTCGTCAGTAACCACTCTGGGGGCAAGCGACAGGCTAGTCACCGCTCACGGCGGTGACTCTATCTGGATCCAGAACGCGGCAAACCTGTACCCGTCTGGGTACCTGAGGACAGGCCGCATTCGGTTTAATACCGAAGAGCCAAAGCTTTACAAGTTCATGTCGGTGTCCACTCCCAACCCCCTGGCCGGGAACCTTCAACTTAACGTGATAGCTGAAGACGGCACGGTCTACCCCTCTATCGTGTATGGCCCTAACCTCAACCCGAGCACGAATGATGTTACTATCAGCCAGCCAGCGGGTAGGCAAACCTGGATACAGCTCAGGTTCGACTTCAGTAGGAACGCCACCGACCAGACCAAGGGCGCCATCCTTAACGGATGGCAAGTCAAGGCCCTGCCTGGATCCACTCGACAGAGGATGATCCAGCACACGTTCCTGCTCTTCGATGAAGAGAAGGATAAGGGTAATCAGCGCGTCGGCACCGACGGGTATGCTCGATCCCGCTTTGAAGCCTTCAAGCAGCTAGCAAGAGCGGGGGACGTGGTGGTCTTCCAAGAGCTGATGGAAGGAATGTCTGCTCTCGTTGTGATTGACGACTGGAAGTACACTCAGCTAGCGCCACCCGGGCCGGGAGGTTCCGCCCTTGGCGGCTACCTTACGGTAGTTCTTCGAACGGTGGCCGAATCCAATTAAGGGGTGGGACATGGACCTTAACTCGGTCCTTACTGCGGCCACTGCTGTAGGCACTGGCCTTGGGGGGTTTGTTGGCGGAAGGCTGACGGCCAAGAATGCCATATCGGACATCGCATCCAGCACGGTCGAGATGCTACAAACGCAAGTGAGCGTCCTGCAAGAGAATAAAGAGCACAGCGATGCGGAGCTTGTCGAGCTCCGTGCCAGGGTCACCACGCTGGAAGAGCTTGTGACCCAGCGTGCCGAGGTTGCCGAGCTAAGCAGTAAGGTCGACCTGGTGAAGACCACCGTCGAACGGATCGCCGATAGGGTGGGAGCATGACTGAACACCTGAGCCACGACATTCCCGACACCGCGCCGGGATGGTACAAGCCTCAGCCGAACAGTCCGTTCCAAGTGTACGACGCCGACACCATCCGGGATATCCAACGCACACTGTCCTGCCCTGAGACCGGGGAGTTCGACGACGCCACGATCAACCACATCAAGGGCTTGCAGTTCGCCATGTCTCTCCCCGCTACGGGTCGAGTAGATGAACAGACAGCAGTCGCCATCGAGCGACTGCGGACAAGGTGGGACTCGTGCCATTCGTGAGTGAGCAACAGCGTAAGTATCTGTATGCGAAGAAGCCCGAGGTAGCGAAGAAGTTCGCTCAGCACTCGGGGAAGCAGGGCGCTGCCCTGCCGTCCAAGATAACCCAACCGGTTAGGGGAACCAACAAATGAAGAAGTATCTTATCGACCTCAGTGAGCGCGTTGGTGCGACTGCCGCGTTCACGTTCCTGGCTACGTTCAGTGTCGCCGACCTCAGCACCACCAAGGATGCTGGTATCGCTGCGGCTGCGGCTGCACTGAGCCTCATCAAGGGTGCCCTCGCTGGCTACGTCAGCGGCGGCAACCAGGCTGGACTGACCTCCGGTAAGTGAGCAAGAAGAAGCGGGGCCCTTCGGGGCCCCGCCTTTTTTGTTACCCGTCAGCCCTGCGGGTCTTCCAGCATCTCGTTGAACGTGGTGTTGGCTATGATCTCCGCTTGTCGTGCGTTCGTCTCATTCTCGGGCGTCGGTTCCAAGATCCATCGAGCCTTGGCGTCGGTCTCGGCCTGTGCCGCTTTCTCGTATGCGTCGTACTTCTTTCCCATCATGCACCTCGATTCGTAGGATCAGTCTACCGTTGACTCGCTTGGTGCTTACCCTTCTCATTCCCCCTCTTCGATCACGAACACACTCGGATACTCGGCATTCAGGAGATCGAACACCGTGTCGGCGAACAGCTGCATCTCAGCGTCCGCATGTGGAGACAGCCGCTTCCCCAGCATCTCACCCCACGCCCGGAGGTTGCCAGTCACGACGAACTTGGTCTCCATGCCAGCAGGCAGGCCATACCTAGCCGCCTCGCGGGCTTGCTTGCGGGTCCTGCCCTTCCCCTGCAACTCGTCCACGCTGTACGCGTAGGGGACCCTGTAGGAGTCCGGGAGGGGTTCCGTCCCGCCGCCGTACGCTGGAGGCACAACGACGTTCGCCTCCGCCATGTTGACGTACCGCTGGGACAGCTCGGAGAAGCTGAGGTGACGGTGCCGGATCAGCTCGTGACTGAGGTTGCGACTGACGCCCTCCACGTAGAACGTGACCGACACGTGCTCCAAAATGGAGAAGTGTTCGTGGTCGAGGATGTTGGCGATGTACCCAGAGTTGGTTGCGGTGTCCGGGTTGGGCAGGTCGAACGACTCGTAGCACAGCCGACCGGCGAACTCGATCAGCTCCTCGCCAGTCTGCTCGCCGTGCACATCCTTGCGGGCGAGGATGTCAGCGGCTACACGCCGCTGGAACTCGGAGTCCTCAGCCTTGCCAGGCATGCGATGACGGCTGTCGCCCTGGGTGGGGAAGAGGTCCACCTGAGTCTTACCGATGAGCAGTACCTTCACTGGGTTGCCCCCAAGTCAACTACCTCCGTCGTAACGATCCTACGGATGACGCGAACATTGACGTAGACCTTCCGCAGATCCTCTGCGGCGGCCTTAGCGCCCTCCAGATCCATGATCGGAACGTGCCACGCTGTCCAGCGGTCGCACTCGTAGTCGTCCACATCCTGATACTGAACGCTGTACTCGCTACCCATTGGTGATCACGATCCTTTCGATGCCTGCATGTTCGATGAGGTTGATGCACTGCTGGCAGGGTTCGGCAGTGACGTAAAGAGTTGCTCCGCGACACGCTTCCAAGCCTGCTTGAAGAATCGCGTTGTGCTCAGCGTGAATGGCGAAACAGGGGAACTGATTGTAATCGGCTCCTGCGGGTACGTCCTCGTAACTGAGCTGCCCCCTGGGGCAACCACCGTCACTACAGTGTAGCTTACCACTCGCCACTCCGTTGAAGCCATTGCCGATGACCTTCCTGTCTTGGACGACAACGGCCCCCACCTGACGGCGGGAGCACGTTGACATGGTTGACCAGAGCTTCGCCAGGTCTAGGAAGAACTCGTCCCACTCAGGTCGTGGCACGGTCGATGTACTCCAGGAGGATCGGGAAGAAGTCCAGCGTCGATCCGGAGATCTCGCGGCTCTGGCTGTACGGGTAACTGCCGTCCTTGAAGCCGATGGTGAACGAGATGGTATCCTCGGACGCGCCACACCCGCAGGTCTCGCAGCCCTCATGCCAGCCCCGCTCGACCTCAGACTCGTTGAGCCACGCCGAGTCGACAGTGAGGCCGTAGTGCTCCTTGAGGTAGAGCATCAGCCCCGCCTCGATCTTCTCGGTGTAGTCAGCTACCATTCTCGTCCTCCGGGTGCGGCTTGGGCTTCTCGTCGTCGGCTGGATGGCCGGGGCAGAACTCAGCAGGACAGCCGCAGTGCGGCGGGAAGTGCGGAGGGTTCGTGCAATTGTGGTTCACTTGCGGTGCCTACCCTTCTTCTTCTCGACCCCCGCCTTGTCGGCGTTTGGAGTGTTGGTGAACTTGCGGTTCTGCTGGTACTGCTTATCGAACTCGTCCGCCTTGGTCTGCGGATCGGCGTTTGGATCGAACGGCTTGACGTTCAGATCCTCGTTCTTGCGACGGAACAGGCTCACTTGCTGCCTCCTTGGGTCTAGTTCTATCCTAACAGATGGAAGGGCACCGCTTGCGCGGTGCCCAACCAACCGACAGGATCAAGCCTGAACGAGTTCCTGGATGTAGTACTCCTGGAACTGAAGATGCGGGTCGCGCTCCGACACAAACGAGGTGTCGTCCACGTCAATCTCCTCGTTCAGGGACTCGGCGATCAGGGCCAGCGCGTCATGCGCTGCGTTCTCGCTGATGAAGTAGGTGGCACCGACCACCTCCGAAGAGGTGTTGCCCATGATGTCGGTCCACTCGTTGATGATGATGAACACGCTCACTTCTTGATCCTTCCGAGAAGGTAGTCCTTGCCATTCTTCAGGTACATGCTGTTGGTGTCCTCACCGTCAGGCATCCGCATGCGAACCACCATCGTGTTGGACTGGTCGATGTGCTCAGACATCGCCCGCCACAGGTCACCACCCGCCTTGTCCCCATCCTCAGCCAGGTAGATCCGGCTGAAGTCTTCGAGGACGTTGGCCCAGTGGGCCTTCCAGTTCTCTGCGCCGGGGATCCCGATGGCCGGGACGCCGATCATGTGCCAGATGTTGGCGTCGATCTCACCCTCGCAGGCGACGGCCCAGTCGTCGGCCCAGGCCAGAGACTGCACGCCGTACAGGTTGACCGGCGAACCCTTCCGCTTCCAGTACTTGGAGTGATTGGGGATCGCTTTGCAGTCATGGTCCTGCATGCACCGGAAGTTGAAGTTGACCGGACCGGCGTCAGTCAGGTAGGGGATCGCCAGGTACCCAGTCGCAGGCTCATGGCCAGGCAGGGCGTCATGGACGACGCCGAGCCCAGCGCTTTCCGCGTGCTCCAGACTGATCCCTCGGCCCGCGAGCCAGCCCTCGGCCTCTCCCAGATGGGGCGCGTACGTTTCCCACGCCCTCTCCAGATATTTCCGCTGCTCTTTGGACAGCTTCACGATACGTCAGCCCCTCGTGCTTCATCAGGATTTGGACTGCGTTGCCCTTCGGGCAGTCGTCCGCGTGGCAGTTGAAGACTTGCTTCTGGGTATTGACGGACGCCGAGGCGTCCCGGTCGTTGTGGAACGGGCAGCGATAGGGCTTCCATCCGTAGCCCTCAGCCACAGGCTGTCCACCGAATGACTCAAGGATGGGTCCAATGGGGAACGTCGGAAACTCACCAGAGTCGTCTCGCCTTTGCCTCATCTTCCACCTTTCGGAGCGCCTGTCGAAGCAGGTTGCCCGCACTAGTGTAGACGATCTCGTCGTCTCCGTAGTACGCCTCGTCGCAGAGTACGAAGTAGATCTCTGACAACTCCTCGTCGGTGAACTCGATCATGCCTTCACCAATCCGATGACGTCGTGCGCCGGAGGTTGACGTAGGTAGCGTGCGCCGCGCTCATATGCTTCAGGGTCATCTCGTAGCCGTCCAACTTCAGAGTTGCAAGCCGAGCAGAGAAGTCCTCTGACGTATCCGGTACCATGATCGTGATCCACTGAGAGCCTACGAGTGACGCCAGTAGCTCTATTGCAGATGTAGCAACGGCCCCCCTGAGCCTCATAGAGGGCCCAGTACTGCTCTGGGGTGATTCCATACCTCTCCTTGATTCCCCGGGCCCAGGCGGCCTCTTTCTGTGCTTTCTTGCGGGCTCTGTGACAGGTCGCACACCGTGGGCCGGGCGCCTTGAGCGCCCGGGTTGTGCTCCCACAGTCTTTACAAGCCCCCTTCATCCCGGCTGGCCGCACCTGCAAGGGTGCGGCTGCATGCACACCGGACAGTTCTCTCGAAGGATCAGTCGTCTTCCCATTCAATCCTCCCGCCGCTTAACCCACACTTCGATGCAGATGTCATCCTCCTGGTAGTCGAGTACATCCCCGATCTCGGAGATCTCATACTCCTCGTCCCGCCAGATGATCGTCTGCGGCCGATCCATCAGTCGTCTCCCCACTCGTTGATCTTATCTTCCCTGTCGATCCACGGCCCGTCCTTGAAGAGCAACGGCACCTCGACCGGTTGCTCCATTTCCTCGATCAGGCACAGCGCAGGCTGTGCCTTCATCTTGAACGTTCCGTTCTTGGCCATCGGATCCTGCGGACCAAATCGGTTCTTGACGGTTGCGACGTCAAGCGTTCCAGCGTGAGCGTCACCCCACAGGGTGAGGATGAGCGTCGGGAGCTGGTTAGCCTTACCCATGATCGCGGACCGAGGCGGAGGGGATCCGGCCTTCGCGCTCTCACTTGTATGGTGAACCACAAGTATCGCCGTCTCTTGCTCGCGGGCCATGTCCTTCAGCTCTGCCATGAGGGCCCAGTAGTTCTGCTCACCAGCACCCTCATAGTTGATGTCCATCATGATGTCAATCACCGTGAGGTGAGGGTACTCGCCCTTCAGCTCGAAGAACGCATCAGCCTCACGTTCCATGTGTTCGAGCGTCGGGCTGGACATGAACGACCAGCGTACGAAATCCATGTCCTTGAGCGTATCATGAGCGAGCTGCTTGTTCGTCATGACCCACAGCTCGGTCTCGTCGGTGGCGGTGCCGGTAAGCATGGACAGTGACCGGCTAGCCATGGTGAAATCGTCCGAGTCAGACGAGTGATAGAGGGTGGGAACTCCGATGTTCTTCACGGCGTTCAGGGTCATGACCGTCTTCATCGAACCGGGTGGACCAGCCACCATGGTGATGGACCCTCGACGCAAGTGCATCTTCTTCTCATCGAAGATGGGCCACGGGGAGGGGAGAGGCTCACCTGCGCTCACTCCCCGCTTGACGGTACGTGCCAAGGTCTTGATGGGAACCTCCTATGCTAGGTGGCGTGGACCCGAGGGGATTCGAACCCCTGTCCTCTGGTGTTCCGCGTGCGGCTTTCACCAGAGTCGAAACCAATCCGGGCCCCAAGGCCAGGGCCCTACTCACCCCACAAGGGAGCTTTCGAAGATGACCCTGGCCCTGGTTGCCCCGGCGTCCGACTTCACTCAGCTTGGTCTCGGACAACCGTAACGCTGGCGCCATCTACCGCTGGCGGCCGGGGCAAGTCTATCAGGTCACTGTGAGATGACCTTCACTTCGTGTTCCTTGACGTTGCCGACCCGCTTGATCAGCTTCTTGCCGAGGATGTCGCCGACGTCGATGCTGCCGCCGTGGTCGATCACCGCCTGCTTGAACTTCTCCCGCTCGTCCTTCGAGGCGAAGGGGACCCGGACCAGGCCATCGTTGGTCTGGATCGTGATCATGATCTGGTGGACCGGGTTGAGGCCAGCGCGCTGCGCCTCGTCGTCCGGCACACCCTTGGGCTTGTTGTCCACCCAGTACTTCTTGAGGCCAGGGCGGTTGTTGCTCTGGTCCCACTCGAAGACAGGAGCAGTGACGTCGATGTCGGTGATGACACCCTTGACGAACTCGCCCTCGGTCTTGAGGTTGATCACCTTCGGCTTCTTCTCTCCGCCGTTGCCGAAGAGGTCATCGAGAGTAGGCATGTTGTTGAGTATCTCCTTGTTGAATCTGTCTTGTTCTTCTTGTGTTGTGTTGCCGACCTTCGACCAGTCTATCACCAGTCGTCGCCGAGCGCGTCAAGTATGGCCGGGCCGGTCACCCCGTCGACTTCCCAGGGCTTCTTCGGGGCCGCCTGCTGCGGCCTGTCCCATGGCGGGGTGGTGGACTCATCGACCGCCATCTCGGTGGCCCCCAGGCCGTCCTTGATGGCCTCCACGGCAGCCTTGTGTGGGTCTCCGACGGAATCCCTAGGGTCGCCCTGCTTGAGACCCTCAGAGAGGCGCTTGAGCGCCTCCTGCTCCTCCTTCTGGAAGGCATAAACGTAGCTCACGTAGGCCGCAGCGAGAAGCTGCGGGTCGGTCGGCTCGTCATCGGGCTGGGTCCGCTCGATCTCGACGTAGCCATACTGTGTCACCTTGCTGGGCACGCGGTAGATGATCTTAGCCATACTTGTAGGTTACCTCGATCTCTTCGCAGTCGGAGCAACGCCAGTCTTCAGCGTCCTCATCGTAGTACATCTCGCCGTGGTCGTAGCACTCGGCGACCTCGGCATACTTGTTGTTCCAATAGTCGTTGTCAGAACGGGAACCCATCGTCCGCACTCCGATCGTAGTACATCGCCCGCTTGGTCATGCCCTTGTTGGCCAGACAGTTCTCCGCCTGAAAGCAGAACCGGCAGTTGAATCCAGCCTCAGCCTTGTAGACCTTGGCCTTCATCTGATCATACACCTGCTGATACTTCCTGCCAACCTCTTCGGGGGTTAGCTTGAACTCAATGTGCCTGGTGTTCGGCGAGCCTGGAGCGAGCATCACGTACCTACCCTTCCAGTCATAGTCCTTGAATCCGGGATCAAAGCGAGCCTTCAGTAGAGCCGCGTACGTCTCAAGCTGGAAGTTGCCTGGCTTGGTAGAGCCGGTCTTCCAGTCCCAGATCACGGGCCCGTGCTTCTTATGCTCACCGAGGATGTCGATGAACGCTTTGCACTCAACCTCCAGGCCGGGCAACCGGCCTGACGCATCGTACTCTACCTCCCAGACATCGACCTCATCAAGGTACTCGATGCCCTTGTCGAGACAGGCCTTCGCCCGTTCAAGGGCGAGGTCACCCACGATAGGCGCATGTTCCGGGCCGCCAGCCAACCACTTCGAAAGGTCCGGCTCGATGCGCATCTGGTTGGAGATCAGATCATAGAACCTGTTGGTCAGGTCGAAGTCCCGGCCCTGAAGCCGGGCCTCAACACCCTCATGTACAACAGTTCCGATGGGAGTATACCAGGACTGCTTCCCCTCCCCGCCCTTCAGGCGGGCGAGGTACCACTGGCGGGGGCACTGAGAGTACGAGCTCCACTGTGAATAGGAGATATGTGAGGGCAGCCCTTTAGGGGCTGCCCCATCAGCGGGGGAAGTGTCAGACGTCATACTCCAGTCTACCTCAACGCCAGCACTGCTGGCAGTACACCTGAGTGAACTCTCGACCCTTCTTGTCCTTACGCTGGTAGCTACGCTTGTACAGCGTACCGTGTTCAGCGCAAGACCACGAGGGTTCGTAGTCCTTGTTGTCCCACGTGGGTGGGTTGTTCTTGGCCTGCCTGCTCCCCGTTAGCTTGACGGGCAGTTCGCCCCCGCGAACTGCCCAGAACCTGTCGACTGGAGTCGACTCGTCCAAGC